CAGAGAAAGAATTACTGCGAAAGAAAAACCGCCGAATAAGGCGGAGACAGTAGGACAAGCATACATAAATGAAGGGAGGCGAGAAAATTGAAGTGCAAGATGATCATATCTCTGCTGATAGGATACATAACCGCCATGCTCCCAATCTGGGACTGGAACACAAGATTAGAACTCTTTGCCGGAACAATAGTACTGAGTATCACGTGCCTGGCAATCCTGATCTGGCTGCAGGAGAAGAGAAAAGTAATTAAAAAAGCCCTCACGTCTGCAAACATGAGAGGCTTATAAAAAAGAAAATAATTTGATTTACGAAAAGTATAAAACAAAACCAACGAAAAATCAAGGAGAAAATGAAATGTTAAGAACAGATTTTAATGGCTACAAAGAATTTGAGAAAAAGTTGATGAATGCAAAAGGCATAGAACTTTTAAAGCTTTCTACAGAACGCACCCGGGTATGGGTAAATGAACTACAGGAAATCGTAGGATTTATTCCAGCGGGAGACATAGTTTTTGTCATGGCTGCATTAAACATGGTCGCAGAAGGAATAAAGAAAGAATATCCAGAAGCAGCACAAGCAGCAGAAGCACTGTTAAGCGGATTAAGATATACGGTTAAGTCAGAAATAATTAACGGCAATATGACCGAAGCAGCAGGAAGAGAATTATACAAAGAATTCAAGAATAAATAAAAAGCCCATGCACGGGAATGCATGAGCCTGGCTTCCGCCACATGAGATAATTGCAATACAACAAGTATAACACTCAGGCGGCGGAATGTCAACCGGATGGCAGGATGGATCTGCTATATTTTTAACCTTTTTTCGAGGGTCGGAAGACCCGTTTAGGACTTGATAAAGATATTAAAGTTAGGACAGAAATATGGCTACGAAACGTAAAGAATACATGTTCCGGGATGGAGATATCATTGACCGAGAAGAATACCATGACGGGAAGTATGGAGCAAAAGGTAAGAAGAGAGAAAAGAAGAAGACTCCCACCAAAGAAGATATGCAAAAGGTCAATGCAATGAATAAGGCTAAGAAAGCCAGACAGAGAATGCTCATGTATTTCGGTCCGGGAGATATTTTAGCTACATGGGATTACCTAGTAGAAAATCGCCCCGAAAGTATAAAGAAAGCTCTGGATGATTTCCAGAAGGCGATACGCATAGTGAGAAGGGAATATAAAAAAAGAGGATACGAACTTTTCTGGATCAGGAATATAGAAAGGGGAACAAAAGGAGCTTGGCACATCCACATTATTGTAAATGAAGTAGGCGATACAGCCAGTATCTTAGAAAGAGCTTGGAGTAAAGGCGGAACGTGGACCAGTGCAATAAAGAAAAGTAAATATTATGACGAAGATTTCACGAAGCTCAGCAATTACATAACAAAAGATGAAAACACCCGACAAAAGAAAAAAGACGGGACACTTGCCAAACCGAGGATTAAAGAAGTAAGCTACAACACTTCGAGGAATATGCCTTTGCCTGAACCACGTGTAGACAAGCTCCAGAGATGGCAAAAAGAACTGAAGCCTAAGAAGGGTTATTACATAGCAAAAATTCATGAAGGAATAAATCCAAAAACCGGATTTAGATACAGACGATACACAATGTTCCGCCTGAATCCGCATACAGATATAGGCTGGCTCGATAGAGCTACCGAACGATTACAGATTTGAGAGGAGATGAGAAAGTGAAAGTAGATATTT